TCTCGCGGTTTTCCTGGTGCCATTTGCGTGATCGCTCGATGAGCTTCTGCCGGTTCGCTTCGTAGTATTTCCGCATGCTGGCACGGCGTGCTTCTTTGTGTTTTTGATAGTCGCGCTTTGCCCATATCGCCGCTTTCCTCTTATCTGGCGGCTTGTATGGTTTGGCTTTTTCTCTTTGTCGAGACGCCGCCACCTTCTCGGGGTTGTTTTCTTTCCATCGGCGCTTGCTTTCACGGTCGCGCGCAACATCTCGCTTTGTGCGATACCAAAAGCGGCCACGCTCGTTATTGCAGACCCAGCACGTCCAATTCTTGACATTTCGGCGCGCGATATGCCCGCGCAGGCAGGGTTTCCCGGTGAAATAGGATGTGAGCCCTTGCGCTATGGCCTCGGCGCGCGAAATGATCTCGTCAGCCATTCTACGATCCTCCCGTGATCGTTGGTGGTTAGAACCGGCGGCGTGCTTCCAACACGTCGCCGGTTTGTACTTATATTATCCCCACGAAATACCCGAACCGATAAACTGGACCATTCCCGGCCGCCGCATCGCCCAATTGATATTCGCGATCATGCGAATCGCGATCTGCGCGGTCTGGAACATGCTTTGCGTCGGCGTCGCCAGCACGCCACTGCCCTGCGCGCCGCTCGCGATATTCAGCGGCGTGGTGTCCTCCATGTGGATCGTTGCCACCTCGGACACTTCGAATTCCGGCGCCCCGCTGACACTGACGAAATCGGCGGCGTCGATCATGTAGACCGCACCGGCTGTGATGCTGGTGCTGACGATCACCGAAAACATATCGGTGAATTGCGTTGACCAGCCGAATGGCGCACCCGGCGGCCCCGGAGCGAACAGCAGCTGATTGCGCTGCGCCGGGTTCATCAACATCACCAGCTTGCGGCCGGCGTTGACGGCATAAAATGGCGCCGTGAGCTTGCCCAAATCGCCGAGGAATGCGGCGTATCCGCCGCCCGCGGTCGCGGTCAGCGTTGAAACACCATTGGTCAACCCCGCCGGCCGCGTCGTCGATACCGCCACGTTGTCCAACAACAAAGCGTCGACGTTGATCTGCGTATCGGCGACGATGCTGTCGCGGATCAGCGTCTCGATGTCGGGGTTGCTGTACATCGCGATTTCCCGGCTAAACACCGAGATGCCGCCGACCTTGTGCGGATAGAGCGTGATCGCGGTGGTGCCGAGGCGACGCACCGGGATCGGCGCCGACTCCGCGACGAACGCGCCGCCGATCGAGGGCGTGGTGGTGCGCGACGGGATTTTTATCGCCCCGGCATTCGGGCCGAAGGTCAAAGCGATGCCCATCCCCGACAGTTGCGGAAAGACCATGTTCGGCATCAGGGTGTTGACGAATTCCCCCTGCGCAAGCTGCACCAGTTCCGCCGCCCAGCCGGCCGTGGTCGTCGTGGCGCCGGCGATCGCCGCGCGGGTGACGACCGCAGTCGGCTCATGGTCCGGATAGCGTTCCGCCAGCACCTGGTCGATCGACACCCCGCGCACATATGCAGAGAATTTGGCGGCAATGGCGCGCAAGTAGAGATCGCTCGGCTTGATCTCCTTGGTCGGCATGCCGAGCGGTCGGCGGCTCAGCGCCGGGCCCCCGTTATGGCCCATGCCAGGCGGCAAGATTTCTTGCGGCGGCTGTTGCTGCACGGTGCGCAGGCCGAGGCGGCGCTCGCTTTCCTGCAAGCTCGCCAGCCGGGTTTCCTGCTCGTCGATCTCGGCGAACAGCCCCTTGGCGATCTCGACGTCGTGCTCGGGGTCGTGAGTGTGCTCGGCCAATTGGTCACGCGCCGCGTTGAGCCGCGCCTGCCGGTCTTCGATCTGTCGCGAAATTGAAAGGTCCATTGGGGTTGCCCTCGATTTGGGCTGCGTCACGGCTTGCCCGCCGGTTGTCGCCATGCGCCTGCGCCCCAAATCGGCATGCCCGCCGAAGGCCAGTTGCAAGGTGTCGTCGCTGATGTTGAGAGACTTCGCGATCTGCAGCGCCGCCGGGTTGGCCGGCACGCTGACGATCGAGGTTTCGAGGAGCTCCTGCCGGGTGTAGCGGGTGCCGGCAAGGGGTCGCTTCGGGTCGATCGGCTCGGATTCGACGCCGAGAAAGCCAACTGATGTGGCGCGCAGGATGTCCTGCTCGATGAGGCTGAGGATCTCGTCGACTCGCTGGCTGGTGCCCTTCGCCGCCGGCACGAGGTCCGCCACCAGGCGCTCGCCCTCGACCCGGATATTGGCCCACTTGCCAATGGGTGCATTCGGGCTGTGGTTGAACAGCGCGATCGGGTTGCGCTGGAATTGATCCAACAGCCAGCCGTCGGGCTCGATGATGTCGCCGTAGCGGTCGACGGTGGCGTCGCTGAGGACATAGGTCAGCGACCCGTCCACCTTGCCGGCGGCGGTTTTGCGTAGCAGGGCCATAGGTATTTCCCCGTATAGGGCCGTCAGACCACCATCGACATGATGTCGAGCGGTTCTTCGGCCTCGGCGGCGGCCGCACCGCGGGCCATCGTCAATGCCACCATCCCGTCGATGCGGCCGGCGGCACGCGCCTTGTCGAGCTTGCGGTTGCCCGCCGGATCGGTCTTGGTGACGGCATTCGCCGCGCACATCGTCAGCACCGGATGACTGCCGTGGGCCAGCTTGGCGTTGAGCAGATCGCTTTCGAGCTCACGCAAGGCCGGCGACATCGACTGCACGCCCTGCCCGAATTCGACAAAGCGGCTATCGAGGTCGGCGTCGCTGAAGCCCGCCTTTACCAGCCACGGGCGCAAGTGCTTCCAGCCCCAACGGTCGAAGGCCAACTTTTGCACGTCGTAGCGCTGGAAGACGTCGCGCAGGTATTCGGCGACAAACTCGTATTCGATGCTCTTGCCCGGCGCGGCTTCGAGATATCCCTCTTTGTGCCACTGGTCGTAAGGCACCCGGTCGGCGCGGGCCTTCAGTGCCAACCCGTCGCCCGGCAGCCAGAATGTCGGGTGGCATTGCCATATCCCGTCCACTTCGCCGAGCAGCACCAATGCCGTCAGATCCGACACCGACGACAGGTCGAGCCCGCCATAGACCGGCGTTCCGTCGATCGGCAGCGCCTCCGCACCGCACGCCGCCCATACACTGGCGCTGACAAACGGGTTGTTCGCATCGACCCGCTGGTTCAGCACCAGGTTGCGGAATTCCGCTTCCCGGCTCGGCATGCGCCGCGCGTCCTCGGCCATCGACAGGACTTCTGTCGAATTCAGGAAATCGCCAAAGGCCGGGTTTGCGGCGCGGATTGCCTCTTCGCCAAACGGGTCGAGGTCTTCGTCGGCGGTGTAGAGCTTGACTACAACTCGCGGGTCGTGCCCCGCCAGCGCATCATCGATCAGCACCGACAAGAGATCCGCGTCGGTCGGCGCTTGGGTTGAAATGATGATGCTGAGCGGATCGTCCTGCGCCCCGGTCGCTGTTTCCAGCGCTTCATACAAGGTGCTGCGCGGGCCTCTTACTTGGCCGAGCTCGTCGTGAACGATGAACCGCGGGTTAAGCCCGAAGGCGGTCGTCGCTTCCGCAGACAGCGCTTTGTAGAAGGTGCCGAGCTCGGGATAGAGAATTTCCTTTGCGGTTTGGCGAATCTGAATGAACGGATGTAGTTCCGGTGATAGCCGCACGCATTGCGCCGCCAGGTCGAACAACAATCCCGCCTGATCCCTCGATTGCGCCGCACTGTACATCCGCGAGTTGGCCTGCGCTTCCGGCCCGCATAGGTGCAATAGCAACAGGAACGCAGAGAGCGCCGTCTTGCCGTTCTTCCTGCCGAAGCTGAGGATCGCTCGGCGCGTACCGTGCGGGTTGTCGTAGATCGCTCGTATCGCCTCGCGCTGCCATTCGCGCAGCACTACACGCTTGCCAACCATGTCCGCGCGCCCGCTCGGTACGCGGCAGCACTCCTCGATCCACGCAATGGCGCGCTCACCCCGCGTGCGTTCGCGTGTGCGGGCTACTGACGACTGCAAGCGGCTTCTTGTTGCCATTGTGGTTTATCAGTGATTGCGGGGTCAGGCGCAGCGATACCGACAGCTTGCGCACCTGTTCAGTCTCGGCCCGTTGATGGACGAGCAGTGCCAACAACGCTGCGTGGTTGCGTGCGTAACGCACCATCCGTGCGATGCGATCAGTAGCAGCGACGTGCCGACATAGCTGGGTCAGCACCGGGATTGCCCCCGCATCGAACCAATCGGCAGGGTGACCATCGACGATTGCCACCCATACCGCTGCCTGCTCGAGGTCGAGGCAGTCGGGTGGCTGCAGCCGCTCGATGCGCTCAAGGCGCGACGGGACGATCGACAACGAGGCAGCCGACTGGCGACCGTTCTGTCACATGGCATCAAACCAGGGGGGGGGAGGGTCGCTTTCTCGGGCGGATCGGCCGAAATAGCTGCATTTGGGAGTCGCTGTGCTAAGTCGTACCCGGCC